TAAGAGCATTCAAATGGTGTGACTTATCTGAAAGCATTATTTCTTGGGGATCCGAAGAAGGCTGGATCCCATATAGAAATCCAGCCACAGGAAAAACACATCGATATTTTCCAGATCTTTTTATTAAAATTAAAGAGTCAAATGGAGAGATCAAAAAGTATCTGATAGAAATAAAACCTAAACGACAAACAATTCAACCAAACCCAACTCCAAAAAAGAAAACTAAAACCTGGCTGAATGAGATGAAAACATATCAAGTAAATCAGGCAAAATGGGAAGCAGCAGAAAGATTCTGCCAAGAAAATGGAATTATATTCAAGATAATTACAGAAAAAGAACTTGGGATCTAAGAAATGTTCAAACCATTAAACAATCAAGCTCGTAGACTTTGGGCCATATTTGGAACAGTCAGAAAATGGTTTTCAGAATTAACTAAATCCACTGAAAGAAAACTTCAAAGACAAGAAGAAGAATTAAATTTTGAAGAAGGAAAGCTCAGAAAAGAAGGAGCAAGAGTTTATGTTTACGGTGAACTAGATAAAAAAAGAAAACAATTAGAACAACAAAAAGAAGAGTTTTACAGCTTTAAAAATTTAATCGACAATCTTCCAAAAAATAGATCTCCTAATTTTTACTTTGATGCTTTAGTTGATATTCTTGCGAGAATGGGAAGAACAGAAGAATCGGTAGAGATCGGAAAAATTTACACATTTAAGTATATTGCGATCACTGAGGGGAAGTGGTACGATGTCCATCCAGTAAGTTTAATAGTCAAAAAAGGGAAAGAATACTATCAAGGTGTGAATTATCATTGGGAAAGAAGACCAGAATATATTGAAAGTCCTATCAGAACTTATAATTATGCCAGAATCCAGTCGATGTTTTATAGAATTAAACCACAAGAATTGGAGTATGTGCTGAGAGTTCCTTCTTTTTATCCTGTGTTTATTTCAAAGAGATAAATAAATATAAAACTAATATAAATGTCTCATACTCTACGAAAAATTGAGATGAATAATCCTCTTGTAGTTGGGGAGGGCTTCTAATGAATCGTAAATATATGTATAGTAGTCCAATAATAAGTAAACTTCCTGGAAGTAATCAAGATTATTATCTTAGAACAGTAACTAGCTATGAAGTAGATGGAAATGGTAAAGCAGTTGAAGGAAGTGCAGAGACATATGTATATTATACTGGAATAGGAAATGCTCGGTGGCAGCAGGGGACCGAAGATTCATATGGTTTCAATCAAAATGCATGGAGTTTAGCAGCAAAAACAAAAGACAAAGGAGCAACATATGAATATTATAATTATTCGCAAGAAGATAAAGATGCAGGAAAAATACCTTTAGGTCAAGAAGTTGGAAATCCAATCTTAGGTGCCACTGCACAACAATCATTAAGCTCACCTGGTGGTATATTTTATACTGGAGTCCAAAATGCAATTATTAATACAGCAGCAAAAACTCAACCTGGTCTTGCTCAAGTAGTATCAGCAAAGCAACAAAATACAGTTCGACAACAAGAAACAGCAGCAGCAGAACAAAGAAGAAGAGATAATGAGGAAATACAAGCAAATCTCTCAGAAGCAACAGAAAATCTTGGAAGAATAAATGATGTAGAAGCAAAAGAATTTGGAGAATTGAGATACCCAATAGGATCAGATACAAATGGACAAGACTACATTCAATTTACTGTATTTGAATATTTGCCACAAGAACGATCAGAAAGTAATTTAACATATAATGAAAAAAATACATTTAGTGGAAAAGAAAAGGGACTAGGAAGAATATTTTTACCAATACAACCAACTATCATGGATACAAATTCAGTAAGTTGGGGCGAGGATAAATTTGGAATTTTAGAAATGATAGGTGCTAATCTTTCTTTGGGAGCAATGACTGGAGATTCTGCAACCGAATTGGCTAAAAAATTTGCAGAGACCGTCACAAGTTCAGAAAACAAAATAGATCCCAAAATAGTCAGTGCAGTCCAAACATATCTAGCCAAAATGGCAGTAAGTTCAAACAACAATTTACTTTCTAGGTTGACTGGAGCAGTAACAAATCCAAATTTAACTCTACTATTCAATTCACCTGAATTGAGAAACTTCAATTTTAATTTTAAATTGACACCAAGAACACAAAGTGAAGGAACAGAAGTAAGAAAAATAATAAGAGTTTTTAAACAATATATGGCAGTACAAAGAAGTGCTGGCAACTTATTTTTAGAAGCTCCATGCATATTTAAGATAAGGTACATCAGAGGAGTAGATAGATTCAATAAAGAAAAAGATTTGGATCATCCAGCATTAAATAGAATTAAAACATGTGCCCTTAAAAATTTTAGTGTGAATTACACTCCTGCTGGATCATATGCGACATATAATGATAAAGCTGGAACAATGAGTTCTTATGATTTAACAATGTCATTTACTGAGTTGGATCCCGTCTATTCTGATGATTATAATGGAATACCAGTCGATCAAATAGGTTACTAAAATGGCATCATACTTTCGCGGAATACCAGATTTCGATTATGTAAGTCGTTTACCAGACGCAAAAATATCAGATTATATTCCAGTAAAAAATCTTTTTAAGCGTGGGAAACTTCGTGAGGATATCTTTGGGAGTCTCCAGTACTTCACGAAGTACAAAATCATTGGTGACGAGAGACCAGATAATGTTGCATATAAACTATATGGCGATGAAACTTTAGACTGGGTTATATTACTTTCAAATAATATTTTAAACATTCAAACAGAATGGCCATTAGCACAGTCTACATTTGATAAAATTCTTTTAGAAAGGTATGGATCTTATGATAATCTTTACAATGGCATACATCATTATGAAACCAAAGAATTGAGAACATCTTCAGGCGCAATTCTGTTAAGAGAAGGATTGATACTTGACGACTCCTGGAGCAATAATGGAAACTTTATAACAGGAGTTGAAATTAAAATCAACTACATTTTCCATTACTTTGATGAAGATTTGACTTATGTTATAGTAAACGAACCAATAGTCAATTTGAGAATTGGAGATGAAATAGAAATCTATAATGTTGGAAATTCTAGTTTCAATGGAGAGTATGAAATCATAGAATTGATAGAAAATATAGATGGACAAGTGAATTCATTTAGATGCAGAAATTCTACTACAAAGACTCAAAATCAACCAGACTTATCTGGAAACGAAAAAGTTGGATACATTCCATACAAGGAAGTTCCTCAAGGAAGTCTTTACTATTATCAGTATTATGACTCCGACACAAAAACGACAGTAAATATTCCAGTATCGCAGATATTAAGTCCAGTCACTAATTATGAGTATGAAATTAAAATAGAAGAAGATAAAAGAAATATATTCGTACTAAAACAGAATTATCTGAATGTGATATTGAATGATGTAGAAGTAAATTATCCTTATAAAGAAGGTGGACAACAATACATCAATGAAAGATTGAAGCGTGGAGAAAATATAAGATTAATGTAATAAAAAAGGAGCCATTGGGCTCCTTTAGTTCATTCTGCTAGTTTACTGAAGTATGATAGTGCATCGTCTTCATCTTCGTCTTCTGTGATAGGAGACGACTTACTGCGAGAGTAAGATTCTTCTAGTTCTTTCATGATATCGGTTTCTGCCGACTGTACCAAAGATTCTAGTTCATCTTCTTGCTCACGAATAGATTTAGATGAAGCTGAATTAGTTCCTAGTACATAATCAAGACGCTTCTGTAGCTCTTCTGGAGCTTTGAACTTTTCCCTAGAAATGAGTTCTTGGAGAGAGTGCTCATTCTTCCAAAGTTCTTCTAGCCTTTCGTCGTCTCCATTGAGAAGTGATGATGGAGATTCAAATACGCTATCGTCATAATTTGGATAACCAGCCACTTGCTTTACACGAAGACGGAAGTTAGCACCAGCCCAAAGGTCAAAGGGATCGATTGCTGGATCATCTTCGAATTCTGGCTTCATTGAGGCTTTGATTTTATCAAATACTTTTGCGCCAAAGCGGAAGATTTTAACTTGGCCTTCAAGTGAAGGATCTGCTGGATTGCTTACGATGTAAACATTGGCATAATAACTAAGTTTACGCTTTCGTGCTCGTGCTACTTCTTTGTCAGAATCTAGACCAGAGTTCCATAGCTCTCCATTAGAACGACATACACAGCATTCTTCGCCAAGAGTGGTTGGACAGTTGTCGATAAACCAGCGTCCATTGACTTGGAAACCATGGTTATATAGTTTTACGAA